GAAGCGCACACGGTATCTAACCGATCCTGGGAACTGCTGATCCCGACCATCCGAAAGCCTGGGTCTGAAATCTGGATCACCTACAACCCGGACGAGGAAACCGACCCCGTAGACGTTCGGTTTGTGCAGAAGACACCGCCCGATTGCGTTGTTGTGGAAATGAACTACCACGACAACCCTTGGTTTCCCGAAGTGCTGCGCCAGGAGATGGAATACCTGTTTTCCGTGGACCCTGACACCGCGGCGCACGTTTGGGGCGGCGGGTATCGTCGGCAGTCTGACGCGCAGATCCTCCGTGGCCGCTACAAGGTGCACGAGTTCCAGCCTGTTGAGGGCCTTTGGGATGGTCCTTATCACGGGATCGACTTCGGCTTCTCGCAAGACCAGGGCACGATGGTTCGCCTTTGGATCTGGGAAGGTGATCTCTGGCTTGAATACGAGGCCGCGGGGCTCGAGGTGGATACTGACGAGCTTCCGGCCCTCTGGGACACGATCCCCAACGCCAGGAACTACATCGCCCGCGCCGACTGCTCCAGGCCCGAGACGATCAGCCTGGTTAAGCGCATGGGCTACAACCGGGTTATTCCGTGCATCAAGTGGAAGGGATGCGAGGAAGACGGGATTGACCACCTGCGCAGCTACAAGGCCATCCACATTCATCCACGCTGCACCCTGGCAGTGGAGGAAGCCAAGCTCTGGTCCTGGAAGAAAGACCGGCTGACCGGCGACATTCTGCGCGTCACGACCGGCAAGTTCGACAACACCTGGGCCGCTGCCCGCTACGCGCTTGAGCCCATCATCCGGCACGGGCTTCAGCACGCCCCCAATAAGCCAAAGCAGCAGCCGGTTCTGGTGCCGGTTGCCTCAAACCAAGGGTGGATGGCATGAAAAAGCACCTGTGCGCCGACATTTCAGCTTTGCTCGACGTTCCGCCTGTGAAAGCCGAGGAATTGGTCAAGCTGCTAGACCTTTTTGGGATCACCAAGCCTGGAGCCGTTGACCGATACGACAGGAACGCGGAGATGACCAGCCTTGCGGGTGCCGTTGATGTGCCGGTCCTTGCGGCCAGGTTCGGGGTTAGCAAGCGCGAAGCATACCGCTCGATTAAGGCCCATGCTAAGCGCAAACGCGCACTGCTGGCCGTTAAGCGGGTTGCCTGAATTAGTGACGCGCACGAGTCACAGGCATAAACCACCTTTGAAACGGTGGGGGCGGGCCATACCTGAGCCCATTTGCAAGTGCCCCCACCACCAGAGGAAATATGGCCTACATTTCATACTCCCAGACAACTGGCGAAATCGCTTACCACAGCGGAGATCGTGACTTCGTCATCGGCATTGGCTGGGCTGGGAATGGCGATGGGAAGAACCGGCCCGAGTATCAGGCGGAGAAGTCGGTTGGGCCGCTGCCTCGTGGCTGGTATCACATCGGAGCGCCTGAGAACCATCCGACTGTTGGGCCTTTTGCGCTGCGACTTAGCCCTTACCCGGAAAACGAGATGTTTGGGCGTGATGGGTTCCTGATCCACGGCGCAGCGAAAGATCCGCAGAAGTATGGGCAGGAGTCAAAGGGCTGCATCGTGGCTCCCAGGGTTGTCAGGACCAAGATTCACGACCTGGCCGTGACCGAGTTGGAGGTTACAAAGTGAACTTCCTGGCCCGCCTGCTAAACCCAACCGACCCAACGGCATCAATGCGTAATGCCGCGTTTGCGCTGGTTGTGTTGTTTGCTTGCGGGTGGTTGAGCTACGCGCTTGCCAAGCATGGAATCACCTCTGAATGGGTTGCTGCGCTGGGCCTGCTGCTCACGGCTGTCAGCACGGCCAAGATTCTGGGCAAGACCGAGGATGCGCCGCTTCCGCCTTCGCCGGGTGGCAGGAAGGACGTTGAGAATGGCTAAGCCGAATTCAATCAATGATCTGTGGAGAAGAATTAGTGATGATCCCGCCTCTGGGTGCTGGATATGGGTTGGCAACGTCGGGAAGCGTGGATACGGAGTGTTCCCATACAAAGGCAAAAACCACTACGCGCACAGATTTGTTTACCAGTTTTTCGTGGGCGACCTCACAGACGACAGAGAACTTGACCACATTTGTCATAACACGAGGTGCGTTAACCCAGACCATTTGCGCACATGCACACACTCTCAAAACGGTAAAAACCTAAAGCTAAACAAAAACAATAAATCCGGGTTCAAGGGCGTGTTTTGGCGTTCCGACATTCGCAAGTGGAGGGCCAGCATCGCCGTGGACGGAAGAAGCATTTACCTTGGGTTGTATTCATCTCCGCAAGAAGCCCATGCGGCATATTGCGATGCGGCCAGGAAGCACTTTGGCGAGTTCGCATGCGCTGGCGCGGAGGCGGCTTGATGGACATGCACCAAGACGAACTTACCGAGATCATGAGCCTCAAGCCGCTGGCGATGGTTGCCGCTGCGCTGATCGTGTTTCTTGGGCTGGTGTTTGCCCTGGGCTATGGCATGGGCCAGCGAAAGAACCTGCAACGGGCGGTTCAATCCGAGAAACAGGCAGACGAAGCCAAGGGGAAAGCCGATGCGCTCAAAGCGGTTGCCATCCAGAAGGACCAGGCGATTGATGCGGCAGATCCACGGTTGGCAGAGTCCCGCGCCAAGATGGACCGCCTCACGGCTGAACTCTCCCGTTTACGAGCCTCCCAAGCCTCTGCGCAAGCAAGCTCAAACCGGGAGGCCACTTGTTCTGAGCCTGTTCCCGGACCCGTGGCTGACCTGGCCCCAGTGGTCGCAAAGCAGGACGAGCTAATCAAGGCGCAAGCCGATGTAATCCAGGCCCAAGACGTTAAGATTTCCGGCCTGATTTTGTCACGCGATGCATGGAAGGGCAGCGCAGAGGCTAGGGAAGCAGAAGCCATCCAGTTGCGTGCAGCACTCACGGCCCAGCAGGGCCTTAACGCGGGTGCGCTTTGGCGTGGCCGCATTCAGGGTTTTGCCGTGGGCATCGCCAGCGGCTATGTTGCGGGGCGGCTGCGATGACTCCACAAAAGCCAGCGAACGGTGACGAATTTGGGCACATCACTTGGGGCACGGTTGGCAAGGCTGTAATAAGCCTACTCGTGGCATGGGCTGCGTGGGAGTTCAGGCAGATGCGTGAAGCGGTTTACACGACCAGCACCCGCATTGCCGTTGTGGAATCCCGCGTGCACACGCTGGAAAAGGACGCAGACAAGACCGACAAGCGGGTTTCTACCCTTGAGGCCAAGATTCTGGGTGAGCGGAAATGAGCAAGCCGAAGGGCGAGAAGCCCAAGCCTAAGCCAAAGCCCAAGGGTGGAACGGCCAAGTATGACGACTGCAAGTATCAGCGTGATCGGAAGCTGACTTGAGCATCCTCCAGGAAGCCGATGCCCTGGTGAATGGCGACAGACAAGCCGCGTATGGCACCCCGCAAGACAACTTCAAGCGCTGGTCAAACCTGTGCTGGGCCAGCGACCGTGAGAACCTGCGCAGCCTGACGCCCGAAGACCTGGCCTGGATCATGGTCCTTGGCAAGATTGCGCGGGACACCAACGGGCCGAAGCGAGACAACCTCGTTGATGGCGCTGCCTACCTTGAAATCGTGAACAGGCTAAGGAGTTAGCATGAGTGTTGCTTCCCGTAGGCGCTGGAACGAGAAGATTAGCAAGGAAAGGGCGGCGCGACGGGCAGAACGAGAGCGGATCAAGAACCAAGGCTTTGAAGTCGAGCTTCCGCCCAGCCCTGATATTTCCGCAGAGGAATTGATCGCCCGCAGGATCGACGATTTCAACAGGGTGAAGGAATACGAGGAAGGCCGAAAACTCATAAATGTCGATATTCGTATCGGAGGACCGATAGGCATCCTGCACTTTGGAGATCCGCACGTTGACGATGATGGGTGCGACTGGCCCATGCTCAAACATCATGTGGAACTCGTGGACCGCACGCCGGGGTTGTTTGCTGCCAATGTTGGGGACACCCGGAACAACTGGGTTGGCAGGTTGGCGCGGCTGTTTGGATCGCAGGGCACAAGCGCCAAGCACGCGCTGATCCTGGCTAAGTGGTTTGTGGCTGCGCTCAAGGGCCAGTGGCTTTACATGGTGGGGGGAAACCACGATTGCCACGATACGGAAACCGAATGCTTGACTAAGCGGGGATGGGTCAAGTTTGATGACATCAGGCCAGATGATTCGGTGCTTTCGTTTAACCCAGATAACAACGCCGCGGAGTGGTCACACATCATCGGAATGGTTGCCCGTGACCATGATGGCGAGATGGTCAGGATCAAAACACGCACCGTTTCCATGAATGTCACCCCCAACCACCGAATTTTGGGCAAGCGCAGGGATTGGAAGCGCGACTGGAAAGAATGGGAATTCATGACCGCAGGCAATCTGCCCGCTCGCGTCATGCTTCCGGTTGCTGCTGGCGGTAGTGGTGCCGGAGTTCACCTCACAGACGACGAAATTAGGCTTGCCGGTTGGGTTCTGACCGATGGAAGCATCCAGTGGCAGGGGAACAGCCCTAGGGTTTCCATCTGGCAGAGCAAAGATGGGACGGAAATAAGCCGTGTGCTTGACTCGCTCGGCATCAAATACACCATCAACACGCGCAACAGAGACATCAAGTCTGTGTGTGGCAAGGATCTGGTGAAGCCCGCCAAGCCACAGTTGGAATGGCGAATGAACGCAGAGGAATCCCGAAGGGTGCTTGAGGTCATCCCCGAAAAGGGCAAATTGCCAGAATGGGCGCAGTATCTGACCGATTCTCAGTTCTTCGTCTTGCTTGATGCGCTCATCGCTGGTGACGGGTGCTGGGATGGTGCTGATCCAGGGTCAAAGACTGTTGGCGTGCTGCATGGAGGCATTGATTTCCTAAGCTCGGTTCAGGCTTGTGCCGTGGCTCATGGCTGGAACGCCAGGATTTCAATTGCTAGGGACAAGGATGCTCGGCTCAACCTGTGCCATCGGCAGGACTTCCAATTTGAAACCAAGGGCGCGGTTGAGGTTGGGCACTACACGGGTAAGGTTTGGTGCCTGACGGTTCCCCTTGGCAACTTCATGGTTCGGAGGGATGGAGCGGCACACTTCTCGGGCAACTGCTGGTCTGGGGACGATGACCCCATGGAATGGATTGCCTGTCAGGCTTCCGCGCTGTATGAACCCAGCGAGGCACGCCTTGGCCTGCGCTTCCCGAACGGGCGCCAGGTAATCATCAATGCTCGGCATGACTTCGCCGGTTCTTCGCAGTGGAACCCAACCCACGGCCCCATGAAGGCCGCGCAACTTGGCCTTCGTGATGACGTTCTGATCTGCGGGCACAAGCACCAGAGCGGTTACAGCCCGCTGAAAGACCCGGACACCGGAAAGATCCTGCATTGCATCCAGGTTGCCAGCTACAAGCGGTATGACCGATACGCACGCGAGAAGGGCTTCCGGGACCAGTCCTTGAGCCCATGCGTTCTGACCGTGATCGACCCGGACGCTACCAACCCGGCCAATCTGATTCAGGTGTTTTGGGATGCAGACAGGGGCGCCGAATACCTCACTTGGCTGCGCTCGAAGGCAGCATGAAGCGCCTAACCGTGCCCCTGTTCGGATTCCCGCTGCTTATGAGCAACGATGAGGCTGAGGTGCGCGACTACATCACCAAGACCGCGCTAGACCCTGGGCTTGCCCGTGTCTGCGACGACGCCGAGGGCGTAACGGTCTGCTACCGGGACAAGCGAGACGAGGCCCAGCGCATCATGGGTGTGTTTGATGGGCAGGTTGGGACCGTAGCCCATGAAGCCGTTCATGTGGCATGGGACGTTCTGAGCCGCGCAAACGTGCCGGTTACCGAGGACAACAACGAGGCCCAAGCCTTCCTTGTGGACTGGCTTGTGACCACGTATTTGAGGCTGTTCAAGGCCGTGTAGATAGTGACCAGCACGTGTCACACCCAGAAACCAAAGTTGGTTTTGAGGTGTCGGCATGGCTGTTCTCATGGCGTCTGAAAATACTGTTGGGGCTCCTGGGTTCCGCGAGGATCTGAGCACCGGCACGCTTGCCAGCCTTGCGGGTGCTGGCACATGCACCTTGGTTTTCGACCTTGACCACGAAAACTACATGCAGCGGCAGGTTGGAACAGGCGTTAACGCTGCCAATAGTCGCGGCTGGCGAAAGCTCTGCTCCGTGATCGTTGCCCTCGCGGGTGGCGTTACGAGCAGCGGCGGAAACATCAAGTGCTACTTCTCGGACGATGGAACCGCTACCAACCAGGTACCTGCGGGTGCGACCTACAACAACGTCGGCGGGCAGTTGACCTACAGTGCCGATTTCGCGCTTGCGACTATGCAACTTCTCGTCTCGCGCAGGTTCCTGCGTGTTGTCATCACCAACGGCGCAACGCCCCAGGCTGCTGGAACCAAGCTGCTGATTTCAACGCTGGACATCTAGCCAATGGCGAACCAGCACACGAAGAAGCGCGACGATGAGGCCAAGGCTAAGGCCGATCTGCTTGACGTTGCGCGGAAGCGGGCGAAGCAGGCGAAAGAGGCTGAGGGCGAAAGCCGCACCGAGGGCCTAGAGGATCTGCGTTTCCGTGCTGGTGAGCAGTGGCCCCCAGCGATCAAGGCCAAGCGCGAAGCAGCCGGTAAGCCGTGCCTGACAGTTAACCGGCTCCCCCAGTTCGAAAAGCAGGTCACCAACGATATGCGGCGCGGAAGGCCTGCGATCCAGGTTAATCCCGTTGATGACGTTGCCGACCCCAAGACTGCCGAGGTTATCCAGGGGCTGATTCGGCACATTGAATACGATTCCAAAGCTGCGATTGCCTATGAGCGTGGCGGCACTGCTGCTGTGCGCTGCGGTTTCGGCTACTGGCGGGTGCTTCCTCGCTACGTTGGTGAAGACACGTTTGAGCAGGAATTGCGCATTGAGTCCATCCGTGACCCGTTCATGGTCATGCTGGACCCCGCGCACGTTGACCCTACCGGCGCAGATGCCAAATGGGGCTTCATTTTCGAGGATATGGAGCGCCACGAGTTCGAGGCCATGTATCCAGATGCGGATACGGCCACGGAAAGCGGATTCCAGGCCCTTGGAACCACGTCCCCGGATTGGCTCCAGGGCAAAGACATTCGCGTTGCGGAGTATTTCTGGGTCGAGTACCAGGATGCAACGCTTTATGAGCTTGAGGATGGGACAACGACCTTTGATGTCCCAGAGGACAAGCCCAAGCGCAAGCGGAAGGTGCAAAAGCCGCAGTGGAAGTGGGCCAAGATCACCGGAAACGAGATCCTGGAAGGCCCGCAGGACTGGGCCGGGTCGCTGAATCCCATCATTGCCACCTACGGCGATGAAATCGTTGTTGACGGGAAGATCATCCACGAAGGCCTGATCCGCAACAGCCGCGACTCCCAGCGCATGGCGAACTATTGGGCCAGCAAGGAAGCGGAAGCAATTGCCCTTGCTCCCAACGCGCCATACATCATGGCCGAGGGCCAGGACGAGGGGCACGAGGACGAGTGGGCCAGTGCAAACCTCGATGCGCGCGCATATCTGACTTACAAGCCCGTCACCATTGATGGCAACTTGGCTGGAGCCCCTCAGCGCATCGTGCAGGAACCGGCGATTCAGGCCATTTCCCACGCTCGAATGCAGTGCAACGAGGATCTGAAGGCCATCATCGGCATTTATGACCCAAGCCTGGGGAACCGCGATGCGGCCCAGTCTGGCGTGGCTATTCGCAGCCTTCAGAGCCAGGGCCAGAACGCAAACTTCCACTTCATTGACAACCTGCACCGGTCCATCGAGCAGACCGGGCGGGTTTTGCTGGACCTCATCCCGAAGGTCTACGACACGGCCCGAACCCTCAAGATCATTGGCGACGATGAATCCGCCAAGGTGGTCAAGGTCAACCAGCCAGCGGGCGAGGTTGGCGAAGACGGAATGGAAATTTTCCACGACCTGACCGTTGGGAAATACGACGTAGTCATCTCTGCCGGTCCAAGCTTCCAGACCAAGCGGCAGGAAGAAGCCGCATTCCTGGAAAAGGTCATGCAGGCTTACCCGCCGCTCATGCAGGTTGCGGGCGATCTGGTGTTCCGTGCGCAGGATAGCCCTGGCTCTGCTGCGATTGCTGACCGTATCGCCAAGACGCTCCCGCCTGGACTCAAGGACGAGGACCAAAAGAAGGGCCAGACCCAGATTCCAGCCGAGTTTAAGGCCCAGATGGACCAGCTCATGCAGCAGCACGAGCAGCTAACCCAGGCGTTACAGGCCGCTCATGACCAGGTCGAAGAGTTGGCCGCTGGAAACGCCGCCAAGATCCGCGCCGAGCAGATCAAGGCTGAAACGGACATCAAGGTTGCCGAGATCCGGGCACGGGCGGAGATCGTCAAGGCTCAGTTATCGGCCCAGGTTCCAGGCGCAGAGCAGAACTCGCAAAACATGCTTGCGCAGCTTTCAGACCTTCAGGAACTCGTGCTGGCGATGCACGAGCGAATGGTTAGCCAACCCGAGGCCATGCCGCTGGAATCCGAGCCGGAACCGGTGGAAATGGGCCAAGGCGAAACCCCTGGCCTCATGAGCGAGGCCCCTACCGCTGGCCCTGAGGCTGGCATGGAGCAGGAATGAGCGAGGAACAACTGGGCATCATCCAGGATGGCGAACCCGTAGCGGTTGAAACCATCGAGCCCACCACTGAGGCGCCTGTTGTCAAGACTGAGGACCACGCCGGGGAAGAATCTGGCGAAGTCGAGCAGCACAAGAAGAAGACGGGCAGCCAGCGGGCACGAGAGGCTTTGCAACGGGAACGAGAGGCGCGAATCAGGCTTGAAACCGAGCTTGAAATCCTCCGCAGGAACGGCGCACCGGCACAGAAGGCCGTGGATAGTGACGCCCCCAAGCTTGAGGACTTCGATACCCACGCCGATTGGGTCAACGCCACGGTTCAGCATGGCATCAGAAAGGCCCTGGAGTCTGAGCGAAACAAGGCACAGGCGAACACCTGGCAGGAACGATGGGAACCCAAGGCTGAGAAGGCCCGAGAGAAATACGAGGACTTCGACGATGCCCTGGCCTACATGCCTCCGCTTCCTCGTCACATTGCGGAAGTCTTGGCCGAATCCGATGCTGAAGCCGACCTTGCTTATCACCTCGCCACGCACCCCGAAGACGTAAAGCGGCTCCAGAGCATGAGCCCCAGCCTTGCCGGAAGAGAACTGGCGCGGCTTGAGGCCAAGTTCGCCGCACCCGCACCCAAACCCGAGCGCAAAAGCACCGCCGCGCCGCCTCCACCCAACCCCGTTGGGGCCAAGGGCACCCCCGCAACTGATCCGAGCAAGTGGACCGATGCGGAATGGGCTGTTCACAGGCGGGCGCAGCTTAAACGCTGACCCCCAAAACCCTCCTTTGTGGGAACGAACCCACCCGGAGTAAATCATGGCAAACACGATTCTCACCCATCAGATGATCGCCCGCGAAGCGGCTGCGATGTTCGTTGAGGCCACCCCCTTTATCTCCAACATCAACCGCAAGCGCGAAAATGAGTTTGGTCGCGCTGTGAACGGTTACCAGAAGGGTCAGACCGTTCAGGTCGGCATTCCTCCTGCGTCTCAGGTGTTCACGGGCTCCCAGTTCGCTGGTGGCGGCAGTGCCCCCGACCAGACCGAAAGCTGCGTCAACCTGACGCTCAACACCCAGAAGCACATTCCTCTGGCCTTCACAGCTATTCAGAAGGCTTTTGCCCTGGAGGAATACAAGGATCGCTTCCTCAAGCCCGCGATCCAGACCCTTGCCTCTGCCGTGCATTCCGATCTTCTGAGCCTTGCCTACAAGAGCGTGGCCAATACCGTGGGACTTCCTGGCACCGTGCCCAATGCTGGCATCACCTACGGGCAGGCTCGCGGCAAGCTGGAATCCTTCCTGGCCCCCGACAGCGACCGATTCTGCGCCTTCTCCAGTGACGCGAACCTGAACCTGTCCGACAGCGCCAAGGCCCTGTTTAAGATCAATCAGAACATCTTCGAGAAGGGCTACGTGGGCGAAGCCTACGGCATGAACTTCTTCGAAACCCAGAGCCTGCCCGTCCACACCCTGGGCAATCAGGCCGCTTGGACCATCAACGGCGCTTCCCAGTCTGGCTCCAGCCTCGCCATTGGCGGCTTGACCAACACCCAGGTCATCAAGGCCGGGACGGTGTTCACGATCCCCGGCGTGTATGCGGTGCACCCGCTTACCGGCGTGGCTTACCCGTTCCTGCGTCAGTTTGTTGTCACCAGCGACTTCACGGCCAGCGGCACCACCGGCACGATCAGCATTTACCCCAGCATCAACGTCCCGGCTGTGTCCATGACGCTGATCCCAACCTGCTCCGCTGCGCCCACCAACGGCAACACGGTTACGCTCGTCGGCTCCGTGTCTACTGGCTACCGGCAGAACCTCGTCTGGCAGCGTGACGCCTTCGCCGCCGCCTTCGCCCCGCTGCCCGTGCTGGCCTCCTGTGAAGGCTACACCTACAGCACGGATGATTTCGCCATCCGCGTGATGACCTTCGGCGACGGTGTGAACGACCTGGAAAAGACCCGTATCGACGTGCTTTATGGCTTCGCTGCGGTTCGTCCTGACCACGCCTGCCGGATCACTGAATAGTCCGAAACCGGGCCGGGAGCTTAGGTTCCCGGCCCACCTTCAACGAAAGGAGATCCAATGGCACTCTCTTGTCAGGGTGGCAATATCAAGGGCGATTACCTGGTCAACGTCACGATCAGCCCCGCGCTTGTTGCCGCCAACACCACCGCTGAACAGACCTTCAGCCTCCCCGGCCTGATTCTCAATCAGGATTTCGTGGTTGGTATCAGCAAGCCCACGGCCCAGGCTGGCCTTGGGATCGTCGGAATGCGCGTTACCGCTAACGACACGCTTGGCATCACCTTCTCCAACAACACTGCTTCGGGTATCACCCCCACTGCGAGCCAGACCTACACCATCGAGGTCAAGCGCGTAGAGGGTGCTCCGTTCACCAACCTTTCGAGGTAGGCATGCACTACGTTTGGCAGGAGTTCCCCAAGGCGATGTATCTGGACGGAGAACCCACCGGCACCGCCCACGACGAGGCCGAGCAGGAAGCGATGATTGCCGAGGGTTACGAATTGCCCCCCGGTGAGCGCACCGCCCACGACGAGGCCGAGCAGGAAGCGATGATTGCCGAGGGTTACGAATTGCCCCCCGGTGAGCGCACCGCCCACGACGAGGCCGAGCAGGAAGCGATGATTGCCGAGGGTTACGAATTGCCCCCCGGTGAGCGCACCGCCCACGACGAGGCCGAGGCTCCCGCCAAGCGTGGCCGCAAGCCCAAGGCGAAGGAATAGACATGGCAAAAGTTCGCGACCTCGTCACGGGTTCCCTCCGGGCTCTTGGGGTGGTTGACCCTGGCGAGGCCGTGGATGCCAATCAGGCTGCTGCTGCGCTCCAGGTTCTCAATGAAATGCTTGAGGCTTGGAACCTCGAAAGCCTGATGATTTACACGGTCAGTCAGGCGACCTACAGCCTGACAGCGAACAAGCGTGATTACGCACTAGGCCCAACGGCCACTAGTCCGGATTGGACCGCAACACGTCCCGTCAAGGTCAAGGCCGCTGGCCTTCTGGTTGGCACGCTCGAATACCCGCTGGAATTGCTCGAGGACCAGGAGTGGGAAAGCATTTCACTCAAATCTCTCTCCACCTCGCTCCCCCGAGCCATTTACAACCGTGGAGACTGGCCCAATACGACAATCAGCGTTTGGCCGGTTCCCGCAACGGCTTACCAAATCGTCATTTACAGCCAACAAAACTTAACCGGCTTTGCGTCTCTTGATGACACGGTGAGCTTGCCGCCTGGATATTCCAAGGCCTTGCGCACCAACCTATCAGTCGAACTCGCCAGCGAATACGGGATTCAGCCTAGCCCGGTCCTGATGAAGATTGCGCAGGAATCAAAGGCTGCTGTGAAGCGACGGAACAGCACCCCGCCGCTGCTGCGGGTTGACCAGGCCATGCTCGGCGGGCCTCGCTTCGGCAATATTTCCGACTTCCTTGGAGGTAAGTGATGAAGAAAGAAATCGGCATTCCCAAGAACGCCTCGAAAGCCGCCAAGAAGGCTGACGAGAAGATGGACAAGGCCAAAGGCATCAAGGAAGGCAGCAAGGCCGACCTGAAAGCCGACAAGGCCATCATGAAGAAGTATCCCGTCAAGAAAGGCCGGTAATGCGGCTTCCGGGGTTCATTGGTCCCACATACCAGCTTCGGACGGTAAACGCCGACTGCCAGCGGTGCGTGAACCTTTACCCCGAACTCAACGAATTGAAGACCGCAACCGATGGCGAGATTGGCGCATTGATGCCCACGCCTGGGCTGCGGTTGCTTGGCACCTGCGGAAGTGGCCCCATCCGTGGCGTCTACACGGCATCCACGGGCGGCATGATTGTTGTCAGTGGTTCCGAGGTTTACCGGGTTGGCTACAACTGGACCTTCACGAAGATTGGGAATTTGCTCACCAACACTGGCCGGGTTGGGATTGCCGACAACGGGACGCAAATCCTGATTGTTGACGGTTCCAACGGCTACATCGTCTCGCTTGTTACTGCAGAACTAACCCGCATCACCAGTGATGCATTTCCTGGCGCAAACACCGTTACTTACCAAGACGGGTATTTCGTTTGCAACAATCCAGGAACCGGGCAGTTCTTTTGGTCCAAACTGAACAATGGCTTGGCATGGGATGCGCTGAACTTCATCACTGCCGAGGGTTCGCCAGACGCAACCCTGGCCGTGGTTTCAGATCGTCGCCAGCTTTGGGTGCTGGGCCAGAAGACGGTCGAGGTTTTCTACAACAGCGGCGGCGATACTACCTGGAACCGCATTGACGGTGCATTTGCCCAGTATGGCCTTGGGGCAACACATACCGCGCTTGGATTCAATAACACGGTTGTTTGGTTGGGCGGCGGGGAAAAGGGCGCGGGCATCGTCTGGATGGCCAACGGGTTCACGCCTCAGCGGATCTCGAATCACTCGGTGGAGCTTGCCATCAAGAGCTATGGCGATGTGTCCACGGCAACCGCTTGGACCTACCAGCACCAGGGGCACGCCTTTTACGTCTTGAACTTCCCGAATGCAAAGGTTTCGTGGGTCTATGACATTGCTACCGGACAGTGGCACGAGCGGGCTTACCTGGGGCTTGATGGCAACTTCGGGCGTCACCGGGCAGAATGTTACGCCTTCGGGTTCTCTGAGCATGTGGTGGGGGATTACCAGAACGCGAACATCTACGCGTTGGATCATGCCTACTTCACCGACAATGGCCGCGCATTGGTTCGCCTGCGCCGATCCCCGCATCTCAGCGCCAACGCTCTGCGCATGTTTGTTTCCAAGCTCCAACTCATCTGCCGGGTGGGCACGGGGCTTGATGGCACGCCTTCGGTTGGGGCTGACCCTCAAGTCGAGCTTCGCTACTCAGACGATTACGGCAACACCTGGACAGCACCGCGGGCTAAGAGCCTTGGAAGCATCGGCCAATACGCCAAGCGCGTTATCTGGCGTCAGTTGGGTTCGACCCGCAACCGTGTTTACGAGATCCGCATTACCGACCCGGTAGAGGTGGCAATCCTTGGGGCTGAGGTTGATGTCAAGGTTGGTGCGGCATGAGCCCGATCATCGAGCCCAGCGGCGAACCCAACAGCCCCGGCCCCGGTGGGTTTGGGCCTGTCCCCACGCTTGGCGGAAATGTCGCAACGGCGATCCCTGACAACACTGGCAGCAGCCCAACCCAGGCACAGCAGGCGACAACCGCTGCAACTCTGGCGGCGGCCCAGGCCATCTTTCTCCCTCCGGCCCCTACGCAGGTTAAGCCGCTCCGCGCTGATGGTGGATGGGCTACCGACTGGGTTGTTTGGTTTCAAAAATTGCAGGCCAAGCTAGGCGGCTATAACACCGTGTTCCTGGTGACGGTATCAGCCAATGCTCCCATCACCGGAACCGGCATTGCAACCGACCCCATCAAAATCCACGTTGCCGACGTTAGCAACGATGGGTATTTGAGCAAAACCGACTGGGCCACGTTCAGCGGCAAACAGGAGGCCCTGAATGGGACCGGCCTTGTCCGGATGTCAGGAACTACAGTCACCTACGACAACGCGGCCTACATCACCTCAGTTTCGGTAACGGCCCCTATCACTGGCAACGGAACCAGCGGAACCCCGCTTGCCATGGCTGCGGCCACAGGCTCGGTTGATGGCTATCTAAGCGCTTCGGCCCAGACCATCGGCGGAGACAAGACGTTTAACGGCAAGGTGGGGTTCAACGGAACTGCCGCGATTGCCAAGCCAGCGCTCAACACTGCCGCCACTGACGCAGCAACCACCCAGGCGCTTTGCAATCAGCTTCGATCTGCGCTCATCAATTACGGACTCTGCTCATGACCGACTTCCAGGTTGCATTCCACCCCACCCAAGACCTTGTAAACACGGGCAACGCGCTTGTGGAGGTTTTGCGCTGTGCCCAGGAATGCGCGGGCAAGGTGGCGATTCGCAACGCTATCAACCGGCTAGAGGCAGAGATGGCGAAGTTGCCCCAGGTAGAGCAGCCGGTCAAACATCACTTTGCCAATGGGCTGTATGGGCGTGAAATCTTCAACCCAGCCGATTCCATCATCGTGACCAAGGAACACAAGGCCGAAAACATTAGCTTTCTGCTGTCTGGAACCATGTCCATCGTCACCGAAGATGGGCTAAAGATTCTTACCGGACCACAGGTTTTCGTGACCAAGCCGGGAACCAAGAGGGTCATTTACAGTCAGACGGATTGCCTTTTCGCAACCGTGCACCCAAATCCTTCAAATTCTGATAACCTAAACGAGCTTGAGGCTGGAATCATCGCTGGCGGATCCGATGAGGTTGGGGCAACCACACTGCCCACCTTGGAGGCCGCGCCATGTCATGGGTTGCAGTTGCCATCGGCGGTAGCGCCCTTGTAGGGGGCCTGCTTCAGTCCAACGCTGCCAATCGAGCTTCTGACGCGCAGGCTAATGCCGCTGCGCAGTCGAATGCCACCAATTGGAATATCTATCAGCAGCAGCGCACGGATCAGCAGCCCTGGATGCAGCGGGGCAATGCTGCTGGGAATCAGCTTGCCTACCTCATGGGCCTGCCTGGTTATGGCCCCGGCCAGCAGTTCGGCGGGCAGGGTGGCTATGGCGGATATAACCCCGGCCAGCAGATGGACCCGGGAGGTCGATCCTACGGGCAGCGCAAGCCTCAGGACTTGGCCGCGGTGGTCGAAGATGAGAATGGGCGCTTGAATCGTCCTGAAGATGGTTTCGGCGGATACCCAACGGGCGGGCTCGATCCCGTCAACCAGCAGCCGAGCTACAACACGGCCATGGGCGATTACGGAAGCCTTTCGCGCAAGTTCGGTGCGCAGGATTTCCAGGTTGATCCCGGCTACCAGTTCCGGCTTTCCGAGGGTGCAAAGGCCCTTGAGCGCTCGGCGGCTGCGCGTGGCATGAGTGCCAGCGGTGCCCAACTCAAGGCCCTGACGCAATACAACCAGGACTTTGCCAGCAATGAATACGGCAACGCCTACAACCGCTACAACAACGATCAGACCACGCTCTACAACCGCCTTGCTGGAATCAGTGGCACCGGCCAGCAGTCGGCTAACGCGCTCAACCAGGCTGGTTCGAACTTCGCCGCAAACTACGGGGCAAATCTGAACAATGCCGCCGTTGGGTATGGCAACGCGCAGATGGCGGGCGCTGGTGCTTGGTCTAACGCTCTTAACAATGTCGCCAATAGCTGGATGCAATACCAGACCAGGGGGAAGTGATGCCGCTTGATTTTTCACTTCTAAAACCTCAGACCCAAGTCATGAGCTATGGCGAACTCATGCAGCAGAAGCTAGGCATGGAGCAGGCCAAGCAGCAGCGCGAAATGGGGCAGATGCAGATTGCCCAGAAGCGGCAAGAGATGGCAGATGTTGAAAACCTCAAGCGGTTGAGTGCCGAAACGGGCGGAGATCCCATGAAGATGGCAACCGCACTGAGGGCCGCAGGCAAGCCCGAGATGGCCCAGAAGATCGAGCTTGGCATGATGGAGCGGGCCAAGGCGGAACACGAGGCCCAAAAGGCCAACATCGAGAAGGTAAACGCCTTCAATCAGGCCCAGCTTCGGGTTTACAACGGCATCAAGGACGAGGCCAGCTATCAGGCCGCTTTGCCTCTTTTGGCCCAGAATGCCAAGGCTTCCGGGTTCAACATTGACACCACCAAGAGCGATCACCCGCCCGTCTATGACCCCAACTTTGTCGAGTCGAAGAAGTCTCAAATGATGACCTTTGACCAGCAGTTGAAGGCCAAGGAGCTGGAACTCAAAGAGCGTGAAAAGGGGTTCAAGGGCTTCCACGCTGGAGCGGATCAGACCGCCTATCAGGTGGACGACTCCACTGGCAGGGCTAGGCAGATCATCGGCCCAGACGGCAAACCTCTGCGGGTTCCTCAGCAGATGGCGGCTATCACCCTCCAGCAGATGAACTCCAGCTATGACGGAAGCACCCCGCTTCCCAAGGGCATGGAAGTGATCGCCAAGGCGATTGCCAACGGCGACCAAGACATGATGACTTCGGCTCGGACCATGCCGCGATTTGCCGACATCAACGCCCGCGCTGCAGTTTTGCGTGAAGGTGCTGGGGGTGGGGATCTGCTTGGCAAAGAGCAGGTGAGGGCCAGGGGCACCGGCCTGCGCGACTTCGAGTCTGGGGGCAAGTCAGGCCAGACCATCAGCGCCCTTAACACGATGACTGAACACCTCAACTCAGCCCAACGCTTGGCCCAGGCGTTGAAAAATGGGGACGTTCAGCTAATCAACAAGATTCGGCAGGAATTCCAGAAGCAGACCGGAAGCCCGGCTCCTACTGACTTCGCCACGATCAAGCAGTTCCTTGCGGGTGAAGTCGCCAAGGTCGCAACTGGCGGGCATCTAACCGAGGGTGAAATCAAACTTGCTGCGGAAAAACTGAACGCGTCCCAGAGCCCCGAGCAGTTGGCAGGCGCTCTTGATGTGATGCGGGAAGTTGCAGGCGGCAAGCTGGTAGCCCTCAACCAAGACTACAAGCGATACAAGGGCAAGACGCTTGCCGAGGATGGCCGGTTGACCCCAGCCACACAGAAGGCATTCGAGGAAGTTAACAAGAAGGTCAACGGCGGAGAGTCTGGAGCTAAAACTCTTTCGCAAAGCCAGATTGGGAGCCTTCCGCCCAAGGTTGCAGAAGCCTACCTAAGCGGGAAGCCCGTCAAGGGGCCTGATGGCACTGTCTACCAGAAGGGGAAGTGATGCCTGGATGGGAAATTGTTGACGAACCCAAGAAGGGTGGCGGCTGGGAGGTTGTAGAGCAGCCCAAAGCCGACGATTGGCAGCCCACGCAATACGGGTTCAAGGTTAAGCCCGCCGTAGCCTTCAATGGCAAACCCACGGTTGAACGCGAGGATGGGGCGCAGTTCTTCGGGCCTGACCAGGGCAACACCGGGAAGCCTGGGTGGTTCGACGCCAAGGGCAACAGGCTTGGGGACGTTCCAAGAGGACCCGTTTCCGCCATGGACCGACTGCGCAACGTGGCGAATGGCGGTATCACCGCGAAGGATGCAGTAACGGCCATAGGCAATGCCCCGGTTTTGGGCCTGCCTAACAACGGGCAGGGCTACGTCGCTCCCACTGGCAGGGACACGGGCGCGAACCTGGCCGGGATGGTGCAGGGTGCGGTTGAGATGCCCGCAGGCATTGCCCAGACCGCGGCGCACTTGGTGGGGTCGAATGCTGTAGACCGTCCCATTGATGCGATGGGCCAGTATTTTCAGCAGAACTTCAACCCCAGCACGCAGGGCCGGGTTTTGGGACAGACGATCCCGCTTGTTGCGACCATGGGCGGCGGCGCTCCGGTTGAAGTCGCCGGTAATGCTGGCAAGGTTCGGGCCGCTTTGGAAGCGTTCCGCAACATGAATCCCATCGCCAAGGGTGCCATCACTGGGGCAACGCTGGCCCCGGTTCTGACGCCGGAATACAACATCCAAGACGATTACTGGAAGCGCAAGGGCACCGAGGCCGCAATGGGCGGGTTGGTTGGTGCTGCCATTCCTGCTGTGGCGTCTGGCGTTGGGAAGTTGGCCAAGGGCGCAAAGGTCATCGGAAACGCCCCGTCTACCACCGAGCTTTCGGAGGAATTGGCTGGCAGGCTTGGCGGCAAAACTCCTGGCCAAGCCCTACAGGACGCAGCGCAGGCCAAATACAACGAGGCCTGGGACGAGTTTGCAAAGGCTGTCGCCCCGGTTGATGAGGCCGCTGGCAACGTCCAGATGGACTACAAGCCAGTTATCCAGAAGCTGGACGAGGTTCTCGGGGTTGGGCAACGCAGGTCGCCGGTCCCGATCCCCAAGGAGCGCAAGGAGGTGCTTGAGGCCCTTGCCGCAAACCTGAAAGAAGCGGGCGGTAAAGATGCCGCAGTTGATAACAGTTTCCAAGGTGCGATTGACACCATCAAATGGCTGGGGGCAGAACAGCGCAGGCTTGCCATCAAGCACGGTGACACCGAAGCCCGCGCCATGCTTGGTGATGTCCGGGACGCCATCCTTGAGGCGATGCAGCAATCGAGCCCAGAACTGGCCAAGCAGGCCAAGAATGCCCGCGGTGTGTTCGCTACAAGGGTTGCGCCACTGTTCGACAAATCGGAGGGCGGTAACTTCCTGACCCAGATCCGAGACACTCCCGCCCCTGGGGATTTGCTGGCATCCGGTAATCAGGGATCTCTTGCCCGCATGAAGCCTGACCGGGCCGCAATTGTTGCCAAGGGCTCCAGCGCTGACCCCATGCTTTATAGCTACCTTGACGCGGCTATCGGCCAGTCAAACGGGAACCCCACTGTATTTAAGAACTCGCTACAGAAGGCCATGCCAGCCATTGAGGCGATTGGCGACCAGAAGACCGTTGATGCATTTAAGGGCCTAGTGACTGTTGCAGAAAGCGCCAAATACTCGGGATGGCTTGCCAACATGGGCTTGGCTTACGCCAGTCCTCAGGCGGGAGGGGCTTTGGCAATCGGTGGGCACCTCAAGCCCGCATACTCTGGCCCCGGCCTGATCTGGAAGTTGCTCCAAAACCCATCAACACGGGCAATTCTTCGGGAAATCGGCAACCTTGCGCCCAATAGCCCCGCCATCAAGCCTCTTCAATCCAGCCTTGCAGCCATCACGGCAACCAAGGAATTCAGCAATGTTAGGCCCCTGCGACCCATGCCCGCCGCAGCATCGATGGACCCAGCCTCATCCGTAGCCCAAAACCAGGAATAGCACCCCCGTTTGCCGGATCGAACCGGCCCCGGAGTTGAAATGACCGCTTACCTTCCGCCCATGATCCGCTTTCAGCCCCTTGTGGCGGGTTCGCCCCTGCCTGGGGGCAAGGTCTATTTTTACCAGGCCGGAACCCTTACACCCCAGGCCGCGTATGCCGCAGATGGGACGACCCCGCTTGCGAATCCGCTAACCCTGGACGCCAACGGGGCAACCGATTTCCGCCTTGGATCGGGTCTGTCTTACAAGATCAACCTTACTGATTCGGTTGGCGGGGCCGTGCTGGGATGGCCTGTTGACCAGATCGCCGGAGATGGGGCGGCTGCTCTGCTTTCCGCAAATCTTGCGGATTCCTCCGACGTTGCCAAGGGTGATGCTCTGGTTGCAGTAAAGCAGCCATTCACGGGCGGGGTTGCCAGAACCCAGCACGACAAAAACCAGGAAACGGTGACCCCTGAGGACTTCGGGGCCGTTGGCAACGGGACAACGGATGACACGACCTCGCTTCAAAACTGGGCAACTTGCGGTGTAAAGAACAAGCTCTTGCCCGGTAAGACCTACAAGGTGGTGGCGGGCATCGTGCTGGAGGATGGCGCGGTGGTTCGAGGCTGTGGCCGATCCAGTGTTATCGACGCTTCGGCAATTGGAGCCAGTTTCACGGGAACTTCGGTCCTGTCATCGGCTGTCGGTTCGCTTTCCGCTTTGCCGAATCTTTCGGTTAGCCCTGCTGCCGGTGCGCTTTCACTCACTTTCGCATCTGCACACGGTCTGTCAGAGAACGATGTGTTCATCATCTATAACCCGACCAACGACTCTTTTTCTTCGCACCGCTCGATTACCAATGGCGGGGCAGGAGAATACAGGGCGGGCGAGTTCTGCCGCGTTCTCAATGTGACTGGATCGACTACTGTTACCATCTGGAATCCGCTGTATGCCGGATACACCTTCGGGGCCGTGTCCATTTACAAGCTGGCCGGAACAAAGGTAAGGATCGAAGGCGTATCGGTTAAGGCTCCCAAGGCCCTCGGGACTCCCGGCATACTGCTCAACCGCTGCATCAACCCCGTCCTAAACGATGTTGAGTCCACCAATTCCGACTACGCTGGGATTCAGGTCAACCAGTGCTACGGGACGCGCATCACCGGGGCCAACCCGACTGTGAATGCTGCTGCATCTGGCACCCAATACGGGGCCATCTTCGCCAACTCTCAGGAGGCCGAGGTTCAGGGCAACTTCTACGGCAGTCGGGAGGGTGTGGACTGCGGCGGGTCCAACCAGACCGGAGGAGTCCCAACCCGAAACATTCGATTCCACGACTCCGCAATCTACGGCGCCAATGGGACCACCGGAACGGCCCTTCACGGGAATTCCGAGGACATTACCTTTGACAACTGCAGAATCTTCAATGGAGCCGGGTTCGGGGGCAAGAACCAGGCTTACCGCAACTGTGTAATCAATGGGGGCGACCTTGGCGCAGGGGTTTGCGTCTATGCGGGCGAGATGGTTTCGGGGGTCTTCGAGCTAGACAACTGCACGTTCAGCACCCAGGGCGATCCCAACACCACCAGTCGGGGCGTCCTTGACTTCGGCGGGAACAGCACGGCATTCAACGCCAGCACCAACGGGGTGTGCGATTTGATCGTCAAGGCCTGCACCCTCAAGGCCCCGAATCTTGGCGTGTCCAGCCCGATCATGCGGGTGAAGAACCAGGGCTCACTGTCAAAAATCAACGTGAGCATCGACGGATTCTCGATCATCGGAAGCACCTCAAACACCAGCGGCTCCCTCCTTTCCTTGGACAGCAATTCCGGCACTTATCCGGGAATCCCAACCACGGCGGATTACATCAGGGTTGAGGGTGTCACCGGCCTTGCTACCGGCGCGTACCTGGCCCTGGCGTCATCTGGTCACGCCACAACCCCATGGCGCATCCAGTCTCAGAGCGGCGCGAGTGCTGTAAACGTGACCGCCGCGGTAAATACTGTGTTGGCTTCTACCGTCACCCTCAAGTGGTGGTACCCCAAGGTTCCCAATGCATCCGTTACCAGGTCCAACAGCCCAGCCAGCACCGGCCTAAGCTACCTTGGCAATTTTATGGGCATCGCCTACATGCACCAGATGGATTACAACTACGTCAAGCCCGGTATCGCTACGGAATCTGCGGCGCTGTTCGGAGGAGCCGTAAACGCCAACGTCTTGCTGCACTGGACGGTTGGCCTGTCTGAGTGCTGAATCTGCTGTGCGAGATCTGGGCTCATTTTTGCGCCGGGTCTCGCCTCCTTGCATCCGACTTGCATCCGGCGGGGTTTGGGAATCACAGCCCAAACCCCGCAAACTGTTGGTACTCCCAGTCAGAGTCGAACTGACACGCCCTTGCAGGCAACGGATTTTAAGTCTCAGCAGCCTTGGCGCAGGGCTCCGCAAGGTTCCGTAAGTTCCAATGTTTTCACGCATGGTCGCCCGCTAGAATTCATGGTTCCGCAACCGCTTTGCATCCGGGTTGCATCCGGAGGAACCATGAAGGCCGCACTGTCGGACCGCTACATCAAGGGCATGGACGCTGCCGAGTTTGTGGAAGGTCGGGAGCGGCGCACCGTCTGGGATGATACCCAGACCGGGCTTGGGCTGGTGGTGCACCGGAGCGGGACGAAGTCTTGGGTGTTGCGCTACTCGCTTCGTGGCCGGATTAGCTCAGTGACGCTGGGACAGTGGCCGGATGTGCCCTATGCCCAGGCCAAGGCCAAGGCCCAGAAGCTCCGGGGCGGCATGGCGGATGGGGTAAGCCCTGCCAGGGTGAAGAAGGATGGATTGACGGTTGCAGACCTAATCGAGCGTTTTGAGGATGACTACATTCCTGGCCTGGCTGAATCGACCAGCAAGACATACAAGCAGATCCTACGGTACCACGTTGCCCCGGTAATTGGCCGGATGCCGCTGGAGGAAGTTGGCCTAACCGAAGCGGCCCGGTGCCGTTGTGCATGAGGGTTTCGAGGGAGCGAACCGACATGCCGAGCCGGTCTGCGGTTTGCTCCTTGTTGAGCAGGGCGGGGTTCATGGGTTCCTCAATTCAAAATGACCAAACGGCGTATGTGGCTCCCAGTGGTCAGCGGCTCCGGGTAGCGCAGATGAATGGCACCACCCGAAGCACAGCGGCTTCCCCTTGGGGGATTTGACCCACATGTAGCGCCGTTGGGTCTTGGGGTCATCGTAGAGTCCGGGCGGCATGGTGCACCTTCTGGACAGTCACGGTTTGAACAGGTGTTCGATGTCTTTCACGAGGATATGGGCTGGCCCCATATCTCCTTGCCAGTGCATCCTCATGCACTCCCAGAGGTGTCTGCGCTCTTCGAGCCTTCCAGCCTCTTTCCCGGCGTCGAAAGCCATCACGGTTTCAAGGTCGCTCATGGTTCACCTTTCTGGACAGGATTAAGTGAATGGGTTGACGGGGATGGATTCCCACAGCTTCAGCGCCGCTTTTCTTCGTTCCGGGATGGGGTCTAGCCCAACGGCGCGGATAAGCAGGGATGCGTCTTTGATCCATGCCTCAAGTTCCTCAATGCGTGCCCACAGCCGCTCGTTTTCGCTAACCCCGGCTTCAATTTGTTCATCCATTTTTTGGGCCATGTAGTCCATTGGTTCACCTTTCTGGACATGCTCACCAGAACTTGTGGACGAAGTGGATGACGATCCAGGCGAGTCCACCGAAGATGGCGAGGTTGATGAGGACGGTTGCAAGGATGGCGATGGGGGCGAGGGTGCGGATTCGCATGGGTTCCTTTCGGTAGTTGATGGACAGCCGCGTCACGGCTGCAAATTTCGGTAATATTCGTTGGCAGTTTTGATGCTCCAGCCTTCAGGCTTCTCGGGCAGCAAGACGATCTCCCGTTCCGACCTCAGGCATCCGCAACGTCTGGCGGCTCCGATGGTCGCGCACTCAGCCAGGGCTACCACTCTGCCCTCATGGATTCCGGCGAAGATCGGCATGGTTCTCCCTTCTGGACATCAGCGATTAGAATGGCATCCCGACTTCGGCGGGAGTCCAGTTGGCAGGAGGTGCGATCCGCATGAAACCCTGGGCTTCCAGCACCCAAAAACGGGTTCCGGGCTCCTGCTTGGCGAGGCGTTCGGCTTCGTTCTTGGCGGATTCCTGGGTGGGGTGTTTGCAGACCGGAACGCGCCCGTAGGGGCTATCGTTCCAGACCATCCAGAACTTCCCGGCTTCGTCGTGCATTTGATTCCCTTTCATGGACATGCTCGGGCGGCAGCCAGAGCGGATTCGATGGACGGGTGAGACGACCAAAGCGGATGCGCTTTGAAGACCCTGCTCAGGCTCGGGCAATCCCCCACGCAGAAGACACGCTTCCCGAGAGCCAGGGCGGCACCGACCTCGATCAAGGCACCCTTGAGGGTCTCGCCGGGGGCGCAGTAGAGCAGCACAGCATCCGCCTGGGCGACCTCGCGGATGCAGCGGTCGGCAAGCTCGGCATAGCTGGCGGTTTGACCCTCTCCGGCTTCATCAATCCAGGTAGCGGTGACCTGGATTCCGGAAGACCGGAGGGCTTGCCATAGGTGAGCGTGGATGATCTTACTGGCTGTGTAGAACTTCACGGCTTCCTCCTGGAGCAGATGGACAAGATCAGTTGAAACGGGTCCACTGGCGCGTTTCGCACCACTGGCAACGGGCGCGGCTTTCCGCCTTGAACTCCCGGATGGTGCTGGCATACCGCCAGTCGTGGATGCCGAACCAGCGGCAGAGCAATTTTCGGATGAGGTTCATGGGCGGCTCGATTCTGGACATTCACAGATCAGCGTTGGGCAAGTCGATCACTCGGACGATTCCGACCTCATCCCCAATCTCGTTGGAGTGCAGGCGCAGGGCTTCCTTGCCCAAGATTTCATCGCGGAACCACGCGATAGCCTGGGGATCGGTCCCATGCATGGAGTCATCGTCGTATTCGAGGTCAACAACTAAACGCAGAGTTCTCATCGTCGCTCCTGGACATCAGCCGATCAGGGCTTTGGTTGCGATGGCGATGGCTTCAGATTCCGAAGTCCCGGCAGCGATCTGGACTAACGCTTCCTCGTAGCGGTTCACCTTCTGCTCGAACTCCTTGTTCGACCTCTGAAGACTGATGATTTGGAGGTAGCGCCTCATTTCAGGTTCAGGCGTGGCGTTCATTGGTTCTCCCTTCTGGACATTCACGGGTTGAGGGCTAGGACGGTTTCGGCGGCAATCTTCGTGTCGTTTCCGCCTTCCTTGTTGAGCCGCTGGATGGTCCTGACCCGCTCCTCCAGTTCCGCAATGCGCTTCAATCCCTTCACCCATTCATCGTGCCAGTGGGTTTCAGCTATCGAGGGCATGGGTTCACCTTTGGACATCAGCGTTTCTTGAATGGGTAGTGGGCGATGAGGCGCGATTCACAGACGCAGCAGAGTTCGCCTTCCTCAACATCAGGATCTTCGGTGATCGGATCGCCGCACTCGGGACAATAGATGATGGTTTCCCTATCCTCGCCACGAGCAAATCCACAGTCGTTGCAGGGGCATTCGGGATCATCTGGGCGATGGGCGAAAGATAGATAGGGCATTGTTGCTCCTGGACAGGATTAATCGGTAGGGCATGCGAAATCACCATGCAGGCGTTTCGCGGCCTCGCAATATGCGGCGTGTGCAAGCTCTGCGGTTTCGTATCGGCCAACAATCGTTGACTTGCCATTTGCCTGGATGGTTGCCCGCCATTTCATTCGGGACGGTTCCCAGCTAACGCCCTTGAGCCCGCTTGAGCTATTTGAGTTGCGACCCCGGTTGTATCCGTTTTCTGCCGGAGTTGCTGGCCTAAGGTGAGATGGGTTGACGCATTTTTGAACCCTGCAGATATGGTCGATGTAAAAACCGTCAGGTATGGGGCCAAAATGCATCTCGTATGCGAGTCGATGAGCTGAAACCATTTTGCCTTCAATCTCCATGGCTCCGTATCCGCCTCTCCTTACCGGGCCAATCCAGATCCAGCATTCACTTGGAGATCGCTTATATACTTTTGACCAGAATCTAGACTCGACAGGCTTGGGTTTAGGTCCGCGCTTTCCCATTCATTCCTCCGTTGCCGTTTCCGGCCTTGGCTGGCGTAGGTTTTGGTTTCGGTGTGTCCGATCCCGAAGTTCCGCGGCACGGAATCACGGGGCAGAAACGGTTCAACACGGCTTCGATTTGCTCAGTCCTTGCGCTCATGCCGCACCCTTGAACCGGGGGAGCGCGGGCAGGTCAGGCCATGGGTTTGACTCGCCCTTGCGGTTCCCGATCAACTTCTTGGTGTTGTTCGCGCTGGTTCGCAGGGTGTTGTATTGCTTGGCGTCCTGGCAGAGCAGCATTTTCGCCACGGCGGCTCGGTAGGCCTGGACAAGCTCGGGGATCGTCTTTTTGGGCTGGCCTGAGCTCGGCTTGGGTGCGGCCTGGAACAACCGCTTGCATTCCATGGCCTGGGCAACGGCAAGCCGGTCCTTGAGTTCGCCGTGAATGCGTCCCCATTCGGCCACGGCCTTGTGTGCGGGGCTGTAAAACGTCTTGAGCCACATCCGGGCGTAATCGTCGGCAAGGTCGGGCCTCGCGGCTTCGTGCGCTGCGATCTCGGCTTGCACAGCGGCCACTGACTCAACGCGGATCTCAATGGGGATCTCGCCCGAAAAATCAAAGCTCTGGCCGCTCACGGCATCACCTGCGGCATGTGAAACCCAAGGAAGAAGCCCAGGGCGATTGCGATGACCACGGCGGCGAACCAGACCCTGCCAGGGCTGGAGTCAACGGGAAGGGGGGAGTCGGCGGGGTCGAACATCACGCGCACTCACCGTCGAAGAGCCCGCCATGCTCGGAGTTCTCCGCGCTGCGAAGGTTCCGGCAAGCCTGCCCAAAGTAGCTGCCCTTGAGTTCGGCACCGATGAACTTCCGGCCCAGCTTGATGGACTGGAATCCCTCTGAACCGATGCCCATGAATGGACTAAGAACGGTATCGCCTGGGTTGCTCCACAATTCAAGGCCGCGCTGGATCACCTGGAGTTGCAGCGGGCAGATGTGCCGCTCGTCCTGGGCATCTCGGGCGCTTTCCTTCTGGAGCGTATCGCTGGGGTTGATGTCCATCCACACGGGGGATGCGAACCGCTGCCACACGCCAACCGGGAAACTCTCGTTTGTATGGGTGATCGGTTCGGGGTTGTCCCCGCGCTTACGCATCGTCACCAGGTAGTCCGGGATGCCCTGCCTGCTGATGCTGGAATCCTTTTTGATCTGCTTGTGCAAGAGCCCGATGGCCTTGGTGCGCTGCATGGCCGTGACGGGGTCTTTCCAGATGCAAACCTCGGAATGGAAGATAAACCCGGCATCCTGGAACATGCGGATCAGTTCGCCCCGGAAGTCGCGGATACCGATCACCCCGTCTCGTTCCTTGGACAGTGGCAGGTTCATGCAGTGGAAGGAAACCAATCGCCCCGGCATCAAGACACGGTGCAGTTCTTTAACCAGATAAACAAAGTGGTTATAGAAAGCATCGGCGTCCCGGCAGTTGCCCATATCCCGATCCGATGCCGAATAGGTGTAAAGGCTGGCAAACGGCGGAGAAAAGATCGAATAGTGAACCGAATCACTGGGCAGGCCAGATACAACGTCCACGCAATCGCCGTGATAAGCGGCCCAGTCCTTGCCGAACTCCTGATTAATGACTTTCACGCGGCCTCCACCCAATCGGGGATTCGCATTTCC